GATTTTGACGGTAGCCTTGTTATTACACTGTCTTCTGGTCGTGAACTCAATGTTGGTGAAGTTGTTGCTCCTGATCTTGCAGAACGCATCAAAGTCATTACTAATGGTGGCGGGACTTCTCAGTCTGTACTTGATACTCTAGCCTCCCTACAAACCCAGATCACTAACCTGATTCCTAGCCAATCAGGGAATGGTGGCAAGTTCTTAACGACCAATGGGACTGCTCTTTCATGGGCTTCTGTTGGCGGTGGATTAAGTTATCAAGGAGCATGGAATGCGTCTACAAACTCTCCTACTCTGGCTTCTGGTGTTGGAACAAGTGGCTATTATTATGTTGTTAGCACTGCTGGTTCAACAAACCTAGATGGCATCACTGACTGGAAAGCAGGGGATTGGCTAATCTATAACGGTACTGCTTGGCAAAAGATTGACCAAAGTTGGGCGATTGCTGGTGCAAACGACAACATCACTTCCATGACTGGCATCACAGGTGGTATCTCATCACCTGACTTTGTGCAGTTTGACACTGGTGCATCAGTTACCAATGGGGTTGGTAAGTTGTACTGGGACTCTACTCAGGCTACTTTGACTGTTGGTTTAACGGCTGATATTGCCGCTGATGTCGGTCAGACTTTGTACGCTTATGTGACCAATGCTGAATCTGTGACCATCACCAAGGGTCAGCCTGTTTATATGTTCTCGGCTCAAGGTGACCGCATGACGGTCAAGTTGGCCTACAACACAGGAGATGCCACATCTGCCAAGACTGTTGGCGTTTGTGCTGAAGATATTGCGGCTGGACAGACTGGTTTGATTCTTTGCCAAGGTGTTCAAGATGGCTTGAATCTTGGTTCATATACGGCTGGTGACACTCTGTATCTTGGTGCTACTGCTGGTACTTTGACTGCTACCAAGCCTTATGCACCTAACCACCTTGTTTATATTGGTGTGGTTGAGAGAGCCAACAACGGTAATGGTCGTTTGTATGTTCGTATACAGAACGGCTATGAGATGGATGAGTTGCACAATGTGTCGGCTCAGAATCCTACCAATGGTCAAGTTCTTATTTACAACGAATCAACGTCTTTGTGGCAAAAGAACACATTGACTGATGGCACAGGTATAACCATTACTGAGGGTGCGGGGACTATCACTGTTACAAACTCTGCTCCTGACCAAACAGTTGCATTGACTGGTGCGGGTACTACCTCTGTTACTGGTACTTATCCCAACTTCACCATCACTTCAAATGATGCTTTTACAGGGACTGTAACTTCAGTCACTGGAACATCCCCTGTTGCGTCTTCTGGTGGTGCAACTCCAGCTATTTCGTTGGCTTCTGGTTATGGAGACACTCAGAATCCTTATGCTTCTAAGACTGCAAACTATGTCTTAGCATCGCCTAATGGTTCTTCTGGAGTCCCTACATTCAGGGCGATTGTTGCGGCTGATATTCCTACATTGAACCAGAACACAACAGGGACTGCCGCATCAACACCAAAGTTGCTGACCACAAACTTTACAATTGAAGAATCTGGCGGTAAATTGCTGTTTAAGTATGGAGCAACGACAATTGCTTCTATGTCTTCAACTGGAGTCATCACTTCTGCAACAAACATTGTTGCAAATGGAACACCTTAAAGGAAATCAAACATGGCACAAATTACACTTAATTCATCTGGAGTAGCTAGCGATGGCGCTCTTGCTTTACAGAGCAATGGAACGACTACTGCTGTAACTATTAGCACAGCACAGAATGTGGGGATTGGCACTGCTTCTCCCGCAAGATTGCTTAGTTTGTCTGCCGCATCGCCTATTTTGCGGATGACAGAAACAGGTGCAAATTCTGATTTAGATTTCATTGTTTCCACAAACTCAGGTGGACTTAATATTAGTGTGGATGCCAACAACGAAGGTGCGAATTCATTTTGTGCCGTTTCTGTAGATGGCTCAGAACGCGCCCGCATCGACTCCAGCGGTAACTTGCTGGTGGGGACTACAAGTAGTAGTTTTGGGGAGAAGTTAAGCGTTCAATCAATTGCATCTAATACAAACATTGCGTATTTTAATTACACATATACGGATGACCGTTCTAATACTGTTATTAAGCACGCTCGTGCTACAGGCGCAACTGCTGGGTCAATGATTCTTTTTGTAAATGCGTCAGGCAGTCAAGTTGGTTTAATTTCATCAACAGGTTCGGTGACGACTTACAGTACTTCGTCTGACTATCGACTGAAAGAAAATATTGCACCAATCACTGGTGCGTTAGCAAAAGTGGCCCAACTTAAGCCATGCACTTACACATGGAAAGACGGTGGTGAACAAGCAGAAGGTTTCATTGCACATGAGTTACAAGAAGTTGTTCCTCATGCAGTTGTTGGAGACAAAGATGCTGTAAATGAAGATGGCTCTATCAAGCCGCAATCAATTGACACCAGCTTCTTGGTCGCTACTCTCACAGCCGCAATCCAAGAACAACAAGCCCTCATCACCACCCTGACTGACCGCATCACAGCACTGGAAGCAAAATGACAACAACTTGGAACATTTCACAGCTTGACCGTCAAACATCTGATGGATTTGTAACCACTGCCCACTGGCAAGTCACAGCAGTTGATGGTGACTACTCAGCATCCACCTACGCCACCTGCTCATGGTCTGATGGCACTCCCACTATCGCCTATGACCAGTTGACACAAGAAACTGTGTTGGGATGGATTTGGGCTAATGGTGTGGATAAGGATTCTGTTGAGGCTTCTTTGGCGGCACAGATTGAAGCCAAGAAGAATCCAACAACCGCCACTGGAGTGCCTTGGTGACACCTGAACTTGACAAATACTATTCTGAACGGTTCTCCATGATGAGCATGGAAGGCTGGAAGGACTTGACTATTGACATTGACAATATGATAGAGTCCTTGAATAATATAAGCGTGATTCCTGATGAAAAGACCTTGATGTTTAGAAAAGGTGAACTTTCCATCTTGACTTGGCTGAAAACCTTGAAAGAGGTCAGCGAACGAGCCTATGAGGAATTGAATGAAAAGAATGTATGAATTTGTCTGTGAAAATGGACACAAAATTGAACGGTATTGCAATTATGAGTTGCATTCTGTTCAGTGTGAGTGCGGTGGTTCAGCCAGTCGCATCATGAGCGCACCTAGCGTTAAATTGGAAGGGTGGTCAGGTCATTTCCCAACTGCACATATGCAGTTTGACCATAAACACCGTGAAAAGTTAGCGGCAGAGCGCAAAGCCACAACATAAGCATTTATGCCGTTGTGATCTCCTAGAACCCAAAAGTGGCAGGAAAAAGGAAAAAACAATGTTGATTGATAACCCAGACGAGTTGCAAAGTGAATTAGAAGTCGTTGAAAAGCAGAAACTTCATTCCACCATTGAGCAAGCTAGTGATGACATTCCCGACAAGTATCGGGGCAAAGAACTGTCAGACATTATCAAGATGCACCAAGAGGCTGAGAAGCTGATTGGCAAGCAAGCTCAAGAAGTGGGGGAAGTACGCAAATTAGCGGATGAACTCATTAAGCAGAACCTTGCGGGTAAGTCTCAACCTGTTAAAGAGGACGAGCCAGAAGTAGATTTTTTCGAGAATCCACAGGCGGCTGTTCGTAAGACTGTTGATAACCATCCTGATGTACTCGCTGGTCGCCAAGCGGCTCTTGAGTTCAAAAAGATGCAGATTCAGCAAAAGCTGGCGGCTGAACACCCTGATTTCGGTCAGATTGCTCAGGATGCAGACTTTGTGAATTGGGTGAAATCTTCTCCTGTTCGCATTAGTTTGTACGCTAAAGCTGATGGTGAATATGACTATGACAGTGCTAACGAACTGCTCAGTACCTACAAGCAATTGAAGGGTGTTAAGGCTAAACAGACTAGCGATGCAGGGGAAGCCCAACGCAAGACTAATCTCAAAGCCGCATCTGTAGATGTAGGTGGTACTGGTGAATCTGGGAAACGAGTTTACCGAAGGGCTGACCTTATTCGGCTGAAGATGCAAGACCCGAACCGCTACGATGCTTTGAGTGATGAAATCATGCAGGCATACGCAGAGGGACGAGTCAAATAACTTAACTTTTGATTTTATTGGAGATACAACATGGCAACATCATTTTCCCCCACCAATTCGGTGACAGTAACAACCGCTGACAAATTTATCCCTGATATTTGGTCAGATGAAATCGTAGCGGCTTACAAGAAAAACTTGGTTCTTGCTAACCTTGTTATGAAGATGTCGTTTAAGGGCAAGAAAGGTGACACCGTTCACATTCCAGCCCCTACACGTGGTTCTGCTTCTGCTAAAGCCGCTGAGACAGCAGTCACTTTGATTGCCGCTACTGAGTCTGAAGTTACTGTCTCTATCAACAAGCACTATGAATATAGCCGCTTGATTGAGGACATCGTTGAAGCACAAGCTCTGAACTCTATGCGTCAGTTCTATACTTCTGATGCTGGTTACGCCCTGTCTCGTCAAGTTGATACCGACTTGATTCAGTTGGGTCGTGTGGCTAACGGTGGCTCTACTGGTGCTCAGTACGGTTCTGCCTTCATCGGCGGTGACGGTACAACTACCTTTGACTACACAGCTAACACCAACACTGGTAACGCTTCTGCCCTGACTGATGCCGCTATTCGCCGCACTATTCAGCGTTTGGATGACAACGATACTCCTATGGACAATCGTTTCTTCATCATCCCTCCATCAAGCCGCAACACCCTGATGGGTCTGGCTCGTTACACCGAACAAGCATTTGTCGGTAATGGCGATGCTATCCGCAACGGTGAAATCGGTAACCTGTATGGTATCCCTGTGTTCACTTCCAGCAACGCTGACTCTGCTTCTGCTACTGCCGCTTTCCCAACTAGCGGTTCTGCTATTGCTCGTGTCTGCTTGATGGGTCACAAGGACTCTATGGTTCTGGTTGAGCAAGTTGGTGTTCGTTCACAAGTGCAATACAAGCAAGAATATTTGGCAACCCTGTTCACAAGTGACACTCTTTATGGCGTAGCCGCCTTGCGTAGTGCCGCTTCTACTGGAGCCGCTAAGTCTTCTTCTATGTTTGCTTTGGTTGTTCCTAGCTAATTGCAGTTGCGCCCCCTGCCCTAGTGGTGGGGGGACTTTTTTAACTTAATTAGGAGAAATCAAAATGGCAACCGCATCCGCAGTAGTTTCCCGCCGTGGTAATGACCAGTTCCGTGGCATTTTCAGCGACACTTGGGTAGTGAGAGCTACCTTGGACGCTGGTTCATTGGTAGATGGCGCTGGTGAAACAGATGATGTGACCGTAGCTGGTGTCGCCTTGGGTGACATGGTTATTGGTGCATCTTTGGGTGTTGATTTGGTTGGTTTGACCGTCACTGGCTATGTCAGTGCCGCTAATACCGTCAAGTTCCGCATTCAAAACGAGTCAGGTTCTACAGTAGACTTGGCATCTTCTACCTTGCGTCTCGTTGTTGTTCGCATGGTGTAAGGA